AGGGGGCGAGTTTCGCATTACCTACGCCGTGTTGCATGAGGATTTCCAAATGAGCCTCAAAGATGTCGAAGAGCGTGACCAACGCAATACCGACAAGTGCTCCTCAATGTACTACGTCGTCGATGTTAAGTACGAGGGCAATGGCCGTAGCAATTATGCGACTGGCGACAAGGGTTGCTCTATCAAAGAGGTAGCCATCGGTCACATGAAACTGAATGCACGTGAAGAGGGTAAAGCGATTCGTTACTTCAACGAAGAGGACAGCGTCCGCATCCGCAGTGGCAACAGCAACGTCACGTTCTTCTCTAAGGACAAGAATCAAATCAAACGCATCAAGGGCTTGCTTAACTTGGTCATGCACATGGTCGATATCAACATCACCGCCATCTGGAATCGCCAATCTTGGATGAGCGACGTACACGTCTCTGAATAATACCATGTCCGACGAACCTAAAATCACCGACGTCTCTTGGCTTCACTCGCTCATTCGAGATAGTGGCAAGTACCGTAAGAAGCACCACGAATTCAAAGAGCCTCAGGCCAGCATACGCAAAGACAAAAAGCGTCTGGTGGGCCTGTCCTTGGACGAAAGTGAATTCCAATACGTAGTAGACATCGCTCGTGAAAAAAACGTGAGCATCAACCACGCAATCGCTTTGATTATCAAAGACACCGCATCTAAAAACAAATCCAACAACTAATACCATGGCTCAATTAAAAGAAGAGAGTGCTTTCAAGAGCACGAAGAAACGCACGTTCAAACGTGGGAGCAGAACCTACAAGGTTGCTCACACCCATGAGCGTCTTCAGGCCAACGTTGCCCAACTCAACTGGGCTGTCAGCGACACCGATGAATACGTTAAACGTGCATGCAGGGTAGATGAGTACATAAACGAACTCGTCAACCACACCTACATGAAACATGGAATCAAAATCAGCCGACGGAGACTTTTCTTGTCTTTGTTCGAGAATTTCATGGACAAGAACCCTATCCCTAAGAGTATCAACTAACACACATCGGGTAGTATCTCAATTGGTAGAGTCCCTGCTTTGGGAGCAGGGTGTTGCAGGTTCAAGTCCTGTCTACCCGACGAATTTCACCCACACACATAATACAACCATGAGTCAAAACAACAGAAACGAAGCACGTTCGCTCTACCGAGCACGTGTCAACAACAGCCGAGTCAACAGCGAGAAAATCGTCCGTGACCAGAACGCACACCGCTTCAGCGTGAAGTCCGTGCCTCTGTTCACCGAAGACGGCGTTCCCGCCAACGCTTGGGGCAACGTCCGTGAGGACACGAACATCGTCATTGGTGTCACGTCCGAGCGATATGGTATCCTCCAGAACAACGAACTCGAAGACGCCATCCTTGGTGGTCTCCGTGAGCGTAACCTCCAACCTAACCTGACCGAGGGCATCGTGGCCAAGCATGGCTCACGTGTTCACGTGCGGTATGACTTCAGTGACGCATCCTTTGAGGTGCCCACCAAGAAGAAAGGCGACATCATCTGTCTTCGCCTCATCACGCACAACTCGTTCAACGGCTCCGCACCTGCGGCGGTCTCTGTCGGTGCCGTACGTCTCGTATGCACCAATGGCATGACCTCCTTCTGTGAGGAACTGACGTTGACGAGCAAGCACAACAGCCACATCCGCCCTGAGTTCGCACTCAACGTGCTCGACGATGCACTCCTCCAGTGGGATGTACTCAAGCGAAACAGCACCTCGCTCGCCAGTAAGCAGATTTCCAATACACAGGGATTCAACGCAATTGAAAACCTTGTGAATCGTGGTGTCGTCAACAGGTTCGATGGCAATCGTGTCTTGAATCGCTGGCAGTCTCCTTCCTTCGAGCACGACTCCGAACGCTCGATGTGGAATCTGTACAACGCCTTTACCGAGGTGTTCACGCACGAGGCCAGCAACCATCGCTATGAATCCAATGAGCGTAAGTCTGGGCGTCTGCTCAGTGCACTCGTCACGGCTTCCGAGCACGAGCACTCTGGCATCATCCTGCTCGACAGCATCGACGCCTCCTACAACTAATGGCCATTCGTTCCAATCGGCCCTCCACTGAGCAGGTCAATGCAGACCTCCTCTCCGACATCCAACGTCGGAGACAGTGGCAGGCCGTGCGGTTCTTGCACTACGCAATCAAAGACTTGGACTGTGTGTCCGATAAGAATCTCGCCTCACGCATTAAGGCAAAGATTCAGATTGCGATGGATGAACTGAATACGAACATCAAAGAGAACAACCATGAGTCACAGCCTATTACTATCACAGTCCAATCCTAACCTCGTACTCCTCAACGTCAGTCTCCAGAAGGACATGACTGACGCAGAGTACAGGGCATACGACGCCCTCAACCAGTCCTACATCAAGCGTGTACACACGCATGGTGTCGCCCACGCAGAGCGAGACAAGGTATCGAGAGACCATAAGACCAAGGCCCTCGTCATTGGTAGTCTTTACCACTGCCTGACGCTTGAGCCCAACGAGGTAGAGTCCCGCTACAGTGTCGCTCCCAATGTGGATAGACGCACGAAGCAGGGTAAGGACATCCATGAGGAATTCGAAGCGAACGCTGGTGGTCGAGCCGTAGTTAAATCCGACGACTGGGACGTGGCTAAGGCTATGTCCGAGTCCGCATACGAAATCATCAAGGACCGTTTCGAGCGAGCCAGCGTGGCACGTGAGATTGCCTACACTGGTAGGGCCAAGGTGTATTACAAATGGAATGGCGAAGACCGCTACCATGACTTCTCCATTAAGGGAAAACTCGACCTCCTCACTCGTGTCCAGAAGGGCAAGGGGGAGTTGGAGATACTTGACCTCAAGTCCATGGCCAGCCTGTCCGACAATGACGTGATTGCGTCCGCTCGTGGCAGTTGCTGGGGCATCCAGTCCGCATTCTATTCCGACTGCATCAACGAAGTCTTTAAGTGTTTCCCTAAGTTCACCTACGTGTGTTCCGAAAAGGAAGAACCTAACCTGAGCCGTGAGTTCGTCGTCTCTAGCGAGATGATTGAGCGTGGTAGGCACAACTACCTCCGTGCCCTCGTCGAGGTCGCTGAGTGGCACAAGAATGGACGTCCTGCTGACTACGCTTACGTCGGAGTCACCGAACTCAATGCCTGAGGAATTTCCATTCAAGGGCGTGTGGATACCCGCCAAGGTATTCAAGGACGCACGGCTGACCCAGTCGGACAAGTTCCTGTGGTCAATCGTACACATCCTGTCTAACGCTAAGGGCTGTTTCGCCACACGTGAGACTCTGGCCAAGTATCTGGATATGTCCGAGCGTAACGTGCAGTATGGCATAGGCAGACTTGTTGAATCTGGTTACGTCAGACGTAGCAAGGACGGAACTATCTGGGACATCCTTACGCTCGCCCTAGAGGGTGAAGCCAATTGCACCGAGGGGGTGAAGCCAATTTCACCCGAGGGGTGCAAGGAATTTCACCCATATAGAAACAAGGATATAGATACTAAAGATAAGAAGGCACAGCCTCTGGTTGATGACTCCTTTATCAGGTCTGACCCAACCCTGTCCAAGGCATGGGACGATTACATGGAATGGCGTAAGGCAAACCGCAAGCCCTCCAGCAACTCCTATGTCAATAGATGGAACGCCGAGTTCATGACGTGGGGGCTATTGGATGCAACCGAGGCCGTCACCACGTCATTAAATAATGGATACCAAGGTATCTTTAAACCTCGCACCAGAATAGCCTTTAACAAGTATCTCAACCAACAAGCCAAGACCTCCACCGACCATGCAAAAGGATTCTAACGCACCATTGTGCAGGAACTTTAACTGCAACAATCCAGCCCACATCAGGGAGTACTCCGAGGACATCGCAATCTACGAGACGCTGTGCAAGCCATGTTTGGTGCACTGGGATAAGATTATACTGTCCACTACTACGCCACCTAAGCCCAAGCCAGAGACGCCCATCCCTCAACTGTTTGAGGACACCGAGCCTGAAAGGCTGGGCGACTTGTGGCAGACCGCAGTGACTTGGAGTCCAAAGGGTAAAGGTCTGCTTATCCACGGTTCAACACGTAAGGGGAAAACACGTACGGCTTGGTTCATTGCCAAGAGGCTTTGGGATGCGAACCCATACAAACACAGGTATCTCTTCCTCACTATGTTTGAACTGGAAGCACGTATCGCATCCTCGTGGGGCAATAGCACGTGGGATAAGACCATGCTTCAGATGACCAACGTGCCACTCCTGTTCCTCGACGACTTGGGCAAGGAGAAGATGACTGAACGCATGGCCTCGTGCCTGTTTGCTCTTGTTGACCAACGTACGATGCATCAGCGTCCCACCATCATCACCTCCAACCTGACTGGCGATACCCTGCTGGAGCGTTTCCATGACAAGGAGACTGGCACTGCGTTCGTTGCTCGCCTGAAAGACCCAGACCTATTCGAGAGAGTAGCCGCAAAATGATTCACGAGTTTCGCAATCCTATGCCAGTTGAAACCGAGTTAGGTTATGGCATGCTGGTGTATGTGCGTGATGGTGGCACGTTCTCTAATGACGTGTTTGCTATCGTGCTAGACAACGATGGGTCTCTAAGGCATTTTGCATCCGACCAATTCAAGTTCGTTCGCAATGACACCTTCGGCATCCGTACTGAATAAACACTTACATGAAACCAATACCACTTGAAGTAACGATGATGAAAATCATCGGTGAATTGAAGGCCGAGAACGCTTTTCTTAAAGCCGAGGTCGAACGTCTGAAGAACAACATCTCCTACCTAGATAAGAAACTCGATGAAGAACTCGATGGCCCAAAAGCGTAGGCCTGAACGCCTGACCGTTAGCCTTAAATTGCTTACGCCTGAGGAAAGAAAGACGATGAACTCAGAGATGTACAGGGTGCAGGAGATGTGGAAGTCGCTCTACGCTAGGAACAAGTGGAAGCCCGAAATTATTTTGAAGAAAACGCTTGCATCGATAAAGACCAACGCCACATTGACCAATCTCGACTGACACGTTGTCAGTCACCAACAACCAACCAACAACCAACCACATGTCATCCGACATCAACATCGAGCATCTTGCCGCTCGGCTCAAGGCCCTTGAAAGCCAAATGAGTCAGGCCAAAGAAGAGCGTGAGGCCATCAACGACCCTGTCATCAAGGGCCTTGGCATCAAGTTCAGCGACCTCGACGCAAACAAGGCTGGTTCCGTCATTCACCTTCACAACGCTCTTATCCAGCGTGTCGAGGAACTTACGGAACAGGTCAAGGCACTCGAAGCGAAAGCCAAGTAAGCCCAAGGGGGTGCAAAGCCCCTACCCTTTTACACACGCACATGAAATCAGCAAAGAACATCACCAAGTTCACATCCGCCCTAGAGCCATACAATGGCTACAGCAATCACGTCACATGGCAGACCGCTCACTACATCTCAAACGACGAGCACCTGTATGACCTGTGTAAGCAGTTCTACGATAGCGGATACACATCATGGGGCTCTATGGTCTGCAAACTCAAAGAGTATGGCAAGACATGGCAGTCCATGAACAACGCCAACGAAGTACGCTGGGGCGATAGCAACATCAAGGCCAGAGAGATGACAGAACTTCTCCATTCCCTTTTCTCCAAACCAAATGAAAAAAAATCCAACCGAACCAAACAGCAGAACCCACCACCTCGTGTGGATTAAGGTTACTAAAGAACAAGCCAATGAACTCGATACTATCGCTAGCCAATGGGAACTTACCCGTGCTTCGCTCTGTCGCCTCATCGTATCTTCCTTCTTGAGGAATCCCGAATCTTCACTCACCGTCCGCAAAGACATCTCCAATCTAACCCAAACAAAATGAGCACAAACAACATCACACCTGAGTTCGCATTAGCATACGTCCAAGCAGTTTCTAAGACTCGTGACGTCCTGCCAGACGCAGAAAACAGTTTCCACAAAAATTCCTACGCCACACTGTCGGCACACATCTCGGCGACGAAGAGCATCTTCGCCCAGCATGGCCTTGCCATCGTGCAGTTCCCTTTTGGGGACGCCAATCAAGTGGGAGTTAACACCATGGTCATCCACAAGGACGGCGGGTACATCCAGAACTACATCACACTCCCTGTCGCTGAAGGCGTCAAGGGTCAGGAGGTAGGCTCACTGGTCTCGTACTTGAGGAGATATGCCATCGCTGGCGTTGCGAATCTTGCTACCTCTGATGACGATGGGGAAGCAGACAGACAGGCTCATGCCCAGCCCATGAAGCAGGTGAACATGAACAACTTTGCCAAGGAGCAAAAGGCAATTGATAAGGCGTATGAGAAAATCAACGACAAGTCCGCTGAAATCAAGAAGCCCATCTCTGGCAACCCTGACCTTTCCCTCGTTTTGCACTTCGGTAAGAACAAGGGCAAGACGCTCGGTGAACTTCCTAAGAACTCACTCGACTGGTACATCAAGGAATTCCAAGCCAAGCCTTACAACGGCAAGTTGAGCCCTCAGGACGTCGCACTCCGTGAGGCACTCGACAGGCTTTCTGGTGGCAACACACAGGCAGAGGAAGACACGAGCGAGGACGTTCCGTTCTAATCCTTAGGCCTCATCGTTCAACGGATAGGACAGGCGTTTCCTAAACGCTAAATCTAGGTTCGATTCCTAGTGGGGCCAGTTTGGAGAGACGAAAGTCTCTCCTTTTTTGTGCCTGTGGGCTGGGCTATCGAACAACCAGAACGACGCCCATTTAACCTTGCGGACCCATGACACGCACAGGTTCATCTTTGCCATCTGGCTGGCTGGTCAAGCGGTCTTTTACGTGAGCGTGAGCCTTGTATGCCGTGAACGCTCCAGCGACGCCTGAGACGCCCACGAGCGTACCAGCGAGAACCTTGAACCACATAGCATCAAGGAGGTCTTTAAGCAGGAAAGGTGAAGCGAAGCATAGCGACGCCATCAGCAACAGAATGAACCCAGACTTCTTGGGCACAAATGGAACTACGCTAGACGCTACCAGCAACCCAGCACCACCAAGCATGAACCACGAGCCGAGCGTAAAGCATCTGGCCCTGAGTTCTCCAAAGGCTTGGTCACGCCTGATGGTTTCATTCTCCTCCTTGAGGGACTGGTTTTCCAAGTCCTTTTCCTCAATCAAGTCGTGGAGCGTTGAGGTCTCGACATCTACCTTGCTGGCCTTGTCCTCTTCCTTCTTAAGTTCCTTCTCGTTGCCGAGTGTAGCCCTGAACACTTCAATCTGTTTAAGCGTCGGGGGCTTGATACCGTCGAGCCTAACGATGGTGAGGTCAACTAACTTGGAGTGAGGTGGCTTTACTCCATCCTTGGCCACCTTGAGTGCGGCGGATGCTTCCGACACCTCGTACTCAATCTTGTCGATGTACTTCTCACGCTCTGGGTTCTCTGCCACCTTAATTAAAGGTGGAGGAGGCGTGGTGCTACAACCGATTAGCCCAAGAGCCAGCCAAGGATAAATCCAGCAACAAAGGAGATGATTCGATAACGCCATACGGTTTCGTTCCAGTAGAAGTTAGCGAGTTCTTTGATTTTGTCCATGTAGGCAGTATGCCATTACGTCTTATTTTTTCAAGCGGAAATTGTTAATTCTAAACCTAATGCCTTCGATGATTTCAGGGGCGAAAGACCCGCAGATGCTGTAGGTGATAGCCTCGTAAAGCGGTTCAATCAAACCATGAACGGAGAAATAAGCGACAACGCCAATCATACCGCCTCCAATGACACGCCGTATTGCTACCACCCAACCTAGGTTTTCACTACTGACGAGCACCCTAACTACGGCTCCGAGGGCACCGAGTACGGCCATGACCCAGCCACCCTGCTTGAGGTCATCCAGTCTGGAATTAAAATCTGGGTCTGGAGGGTTCATGCATGTGGACCTCCGTACGGTTCAGTTGGGTCTGCTCGGTCTGGCCTGTAATCAACCCTATGTTTTTTCAGTAGATTTCTCACCGTACCATCAGCCATTCCCAACTCTCTAGCGATTTCGCGAGACGAATATCCAGAGTTGCTCATATCCTTCATCTTGCGAATCACCTCACTAGAGATTCTGTACTGATTATTTTTACCGAGTTCTAATTCTGCACCAGATTTTTTGGTTTGGGCTGTTTTTCCAATCGGGAATTCTATTCCTTTTTTCCTAAGTGCGGCCCGACGGTTTCGCATAACACGTACGTCGGTTCCGTGCCTTTTAGCCGCCGCTTCTTGGGAAATTTCTTGAGTCTCGAAATCGTAAAGTGCACGATTCAACGCTCCAGCACTCTCATAGTTAGCCGAGACATTTTGAAGCCAAGCAAGCAGTGTTGGGTTAGCCTGAGGCATACCGTTGTCGCCGAAGCCCCCTACCATCATGGATGGGATGCCAGAGATAACCTTCTGCCTGAACGCCGTACGCTGGGCATCGGTTTGGAAGTTAGGTGCGAACCTAAACATCGTGGCCGCATTTGAATTCATGAGCCTGAGTGCCGAGCCTACGTTTGCGTCAGTAGGTTCAAGTCCGAAGATAAGTTTGGTCACCAACTTGATAGGCATCACTTCGGCAAAGTTAGGGACTTGCCTCCAAGCCTTTTGGGCTCGGGATGTAATCGTGTGGGCGGCGTTATTAGACTTTTCCACGGATGTGAGATTGGGGTCGGTCCTCATAAACACCTTGCTTCTCTCGTTGTCTTTAACTTGCCCTTCCGTCGGGTGGAACGTGAAATCAAAGACATCCTCATTTTGCTCAAATGGCTGTGTCGTGTATGGCATCCCTTTGCCCGCCTCGCCGCCAGCAATCTGGTGGTGGTCAAGTATGATACCGTGTCCGTATCCAGAGAATACGTAGCCGCCGACGGCTTTCCATTCTCCCAAGAATCCTGAAAGATAAGGAAGGCTTCCGAGATACTTTGAATTCTGCAATAGGGTTTCACGAACCATGTCTGGGTTATCAGACTGTAAAATCAGTTTAGCGGTCTTCGGGTCGAGAATCCTGTACATGCCGTCTTCACCACGTTCGATAACTGGACGCTCGAAGGCATCCGTAGAGGTCTTCATCAGGTTTTTAGTTTCCTGACCAGCGTAGTTCATACGCTGATACCACATCGGCAAGCCGTAGTTATTAATGTAGCCAGAGCCACGCTCGTACTCCCCCTGCACATAAATCTGTCCGACGTTTGCGGCGGCGGTATCAATGAGCCTTTGGATTCCTGTCTTTTCTCCGCTCACAAGGGTGCCGTAACTGCGACTCCACCAGTTAGTGCCAGACTTCTTGTAAGCAACTGGCTTACCATCCTCACTAAGAAGTGCGTTGCCACCATCCTCATAAAAGGCTTTTTCAATGTCAGAGGGATTTGGAATGCCAAGCATTTGGCGAGCGTCGCCAAACACGTTTTGCATGTAACTAGGTTCGGCAAGGGCCTTAGCCATGTCCTTAACCCTTAATGCCTCAGTTGAGCCTCCAAGTTCTACAAGGTCTTTTGAATCCATCATGGCATGAATTACGTGGGCTACCAAATTTGCCTCCACGCCGTTGTGCTCAAATTTCTTTCCAAGTAGGGCTGGCTTAAGTTCAGCATCTTCCATCTTCCTGAGCCTATCAAACAGTCCGCCATGAAGTGCGTAGTATTGTTCGTCTCCAAGCATTCGGAGAGCCCGCATCGGGTAAGTAAGTTCGCCTTCAGTATTTGCGAATGCACGGCGGCGGCGACCAAGGATGAGTGAGCCCTTGGAGTCGGAACCGTGACCACGCACAAAATGGTGACGTGCATCAGTCATTCCAATCTGCCTAAAGCCAGCATTTGCGGCACGTAAAACAGTTCCCTGCAACGAGATTGGTCTGTAGATATCCTCAACGCCGTATGGCTGTGAAGTGATGATGTGTGGCATGCTAGCATCAGGGTCCGTGGTGTTCACGGCCATGCTTTTGCTAAGTACATCCATCTTGACCCTTAATTCCGCCAGTTTCTTTGGTGCGTCTCCGATGTCAGCCTGACATGCAAACAGACTCATGTAGTCCATCAGCAGTTGCGACAGTCCGTTATTTGCAAGCGGAGACGTTTGCCTATACCTAAGAGTGCCTCCACTGTCATGCTTCTCTTGAAATTTATCAGGGTTTAGTCGAGCCGTGTAAAAGTCGTTAGTGAAAGTGTTGTGGACGCTATTCTTTCCCTTCACCGCATCCCAATGGTAAGCGACGTAATTACCGCCAGCAAAAGCCAATGGGGCTTTTACCATACTGCTAATTATTGACTGGGTCTGAGTCGGACCATTTTCGATGGAACAAGTAAAGTTAGGAATGGTGAACCGCTCCGAACGTTGCAACTCCCTCAGTGTATCTACGTACGCTTCAAGCACCTTAATCTTAACGGAATTATTGCCAGTTTCGTAACGCCTGAAAGATGGGTCTCCATGCTTCCAAGCCCTTACGGCGTCCTCAATCCTAATGACAAGTCTTCCAGCCATGGCGTCGAAGTCAAAGTTAGGCTGGCTATGGTTAAGAAGAGCCCTCTTTAATTCCTGAGCAGACATCTGGGCTTGGTCATCAAGCATGGCGTATTGCAAGAGAACCAACAGCGGGGTGGGGCTGGCATTTTCAGAGTAGTTACCCTCCGTGTACAATGAAGTGAATCCAGCGTTCTCTAAATCAAGAACACCAAAAGTCTTTGGACAGATTTCTTGGAACGCCATAGCAGAGGCTTTAAACAAGGCCTTTGAGAGGGCAGTACTAACACTCCTTGAATGTTCTTCATCTAGATTAAAGTCTTTGTTCCACCTGTAAGTCGGCAGCTCGCTAATTCCATACTTTGCCGCCATTGGTGGGGTAAGTTTTGCGGTGCACCCAGTTTCGGTTAGAATGGTAGAGCCTACGAAATTGTTATCGATTAAGTCACGCTTAAGTAGCCACCTCTCAAGAGCAGTAGTAGCCTCAAGAACCCTCCACTGAATTCCGTGATTTAGTATACCATTAGGCACAGGTGCGACCCTTTGCTTAATGTTGTTGAGGTGGTTCAGTAGTGCCTGATTAGTGCCATGAAGCGAATTAGTCAGCGTTTCAATTTCCCTCTTAACTCCTTGGAAGATTGAGACATCCCTTAAGCCAGCGGCCTGTTCAAGGGTGTCTGGCATTGCATACTCTGGCTGGGTCGACTCGCCCATCGTCTGGTACTGGAACGTGTCAGATTGGATTTCCTCAATCATGAACGCTGGCTCAAATTCTCGCCTTACGCCGACGATTGGGTCTGACTCGTCAATAGAGCCGATGCCAGTGCCAAGCGTATGAATGCCATGAGAGGCAGTCATTGCACCAGCCGTGGTCCTAATGTGGCCCAACTGGAACAGTCCAGTCATCGGAGAGGAATAGTGGCCAGCATTACCCATGGCACTTGAGCGTTCAGCATCGAAAGATGACCTCATCGTTTTAACACGTTCAGCGGAGTCTATGATACTTTGAATCCTCCTTACGTCTTCTGGGTTAGTCGCCGTAGTCTTTCTTTGCTCTAGTATTCCAACAAATCTTGTGTGCTCTGCTTGCATACGCTTAGACCAAAGTTCCGTAAGCCAAATGGCAGTACTGTAGTTACCTTTATAAGTGGCCATACCTTCGTGGGAGTTTCCAGAGTGGGAGATAAGGACGCCCTGCTGAATGAGCAACCTATCTGCCTTATCCGCCATGGAAGGTGAGCCAAGAATCGGCCTACGCTCAGGCTTAATCCTAGTACCGTTTGCGAGTTCAAATTGGTCAAACTTACTACCAGTGTGCGAGAACGCCCAGTTCCATGGGTCAACAATCCCAATGTCTTTTTCGATAGCAGAAGAGACAATGCCGTTAACCTCCTGCATCTTTGCGTCGATTGCAGACCTTACTAAGTAATCCATCTGTGCTGGCCGAATCCTTCTGGATGAGCCAGAGACGAAGTCCTGTTCACTAATGTGGTCTTTTGAATCGTTTGCCTGAGTAAAGATGAATGCAAGTTTACCGTCGAGCGTGTCTTCGCCCAAAATTTCCTTGGGGAATCCAGCAAGGTCAACAAGTTCGTCAATCGACTTCTTCATTGCCGATTCGATTACATTTGCACGTGCGTTGCCCTCTTCTCCTTTGGTCCGAAGTTCAGACAGGTGGGATTGAATGTTCTGGAGATTCGCCACGTGGGCGTCCATCACTTGCATTTCCTTTGCTTCAGCATCAAAGATAAATGGATAGATGTAGGCCCCGCTCGGGAATCCATCGGAGCCATTTGATGCGGTCATGTGGGACAGGTACTGCTGGTCGCCCAGTGGTCCGCCCCTATCTTGCCTAAAGTTCCTAGGATACATGGTAAACACAAATTCAGCCAACTCGCTCCTGCTGATTTGCATGTCCTTGTTTTCGAACAACAGGTGGGCAATACCGCTCATCCTGATTTCATCCTTAGACACGTTATTCTCCCTGATGAACTTATACCACTCGGCACCAGTCATTAGTTCTGGATACTTGTTCTTTCCGCTCCTCGTTTTGCCATGGGCGACGGCACTCATAAGCCTAGAGGAGAACTCAACCCTGCCCATGCCAGTTCCAAAGTTAATCTTACGCCTTAGTAATGACTCAAGTTCCTTAGGGTCACTGCCAGTTCCGCCAACCATCATGTTAGCAGACCTAGTCTCAATGATTTCGGTCTGGAGCACGTCGGAAACGGAAAGGCTAGCCTGAAGTGCACCCGCTTGTTCCCTACTGAGCCTTAGTTCTAAGTCTCCTACCGTGTAGGTAGAGCCATTTGAGTAATCTAACTCAAACATTCCAGAGCCCTTGTCTCCCTCGGATACCTTGACCGTAGTGTTTCTCCTGACAGGTGCGTAAGCACCCTTCGTGACGTCCTTGCTGATAATTGCAAATTTACCAGTTTGATTAGACAGACTGTCGATAGCCTGAGCCAGTTCGGCCTTTGAAGTGCTCAGGGTGAATTTATTACGTAGTGACTCGGCTTCGGACATCGTCTTAACCCAAGCAGTTTTTCTAGAAAAAATCGGCTTGCCAGAAGACTTATCAACACCACTTGGGATGTCGTATCCGACCAAGTAGCCAACAATCTTTTTGCCTTCTTTCCTTGGGATAATCACCACATTGGAATTTGAAGAACTGTCCCACGCAAACTCCGTAAGTTCTGGCCTGTCTGGAAATAGGGCCTCGATTGCGGAACGCTTGTCTCCATTCATTGCCAACTGACGCTCAAGGTCAGGCAGGAAGTACCCGCTGTCCTTGCCAGAAGCCATTGCCGCAAGTTTTTCAATGTCTGCATTAATGTGCGGAAGATTTGCCATCAGCATTTCGGCAGAGCCTCGTGGGCCGAGAGTCCTAAGGGAGGTGTCGTCATTCGTACTATCCCTTGTGCTCATGTCCCTGACGTGCGTCTCAAGCACTCCGTGAAGTGACCCTCGTGCTGGCTGTTGACTACCAAAATCTGAGCCACCCCTTGCAGAAATTCCGCTCTCACCCATTACGCTCCTCATAAGATAACTGTCATCATTCATGACTCCAAATGAGATGGTAGATGCAAAAACGTTAAAATCATTTCCAGCATCCCTCTTATGACCAAGCGAAGTCATGATTCTATTAACTCCAATCCTCTCCATTAGTAGGCTAAAAATTGCCGCTTTAATTGAGTCCTGAGAAGAGCCTTCGTTAAGGGTTAATGTGAGGTAATTATCCGTGGCCGAGTCACGCATTAGGGCCATAGCCACCACGATGTCTGAACTGCTATTCGGATTTCCCTGACCTGCTGCAATTCTCGCAATGGTGTCTGCCGCATCCCTCGTAAACAGGCTGGTGTTGCCGATAATTCTTTGATTAACCTGACGAGACTCGTGAGTTCCATTAGATAGTATGGACTGTGCTTTCTTTAGGATTTCAACACGCCAAGCCCCGCCGTGCACATTCAGCATTCTTGCAAGGTGAATGTCGTTACTGCTTACGGATTCCAATCCGTTTGCCAAGTACTTCGGGTCCATGTGTGCAATAGTCTTGTCGCTTACCGAGTAACCCAGTGCTTCTTCGAGGTTTACGCCCACAGATAAGTTATCCCATCCACCCCTAGAAGACAGGGTGGTAAAGTTTTTATACCCCAACACATCTCCACTGATGTTGATTACGATTCTTCCGTCCTCAAGACGCTTGAAAGCAAATCCTAGGGAGGCCTTTTGTCCGTATGGTGAAATTTCACCAGTCTTAAAGGGGGCGTTGTCACTTGGACTAGCACCATGATACAGCCTTGGCAGGGGTGACGTGTATCCAAGCAGTGGTATCGTCCTTATGCCTTGGTCGTAAAGCAAACCCTTTGGCCCCGCCAACCCAGTTTTGTTTGCGGTGGTTACTTGGCCCTTACTAACAAGTTTGCGACCCATGGTCGCCACCCTTGCTGGTTGTAGGCTGATTTTATTCGTGCCAGCCTTCTTTGCTTCACGGATTAAGATATCAACCATCATCTTCCTGACAAACGGCTTTGAGATAGCCGCCGCACGACGTGGGACGATTACCCTAGTATGGACTCCCTCAACCGCTCCAATCCCTCCGCCAAAACCATCAACGCCATCATATCTCATTGGCCTAAGCAGGGCGTCGCCCATACCAGTGTTGGCGATTGGCCTTGCTGAGATGTATTTAGGAGTGTTCCTAGAAAGGGCATCCTTGTCGGCTAGGCTATGCGTTCTGATTATATCACTAGACCCAGCGTCCAGAATCATGGACTTTGAAACTTCGCCAGATGCATCCTTGGCAAGGGCTGACCATCCGTAGTCGGATGTCATCAGCGACATCCTGAATAAGCCTCTGATAGAAGTTGAGGCCGCATCACCCACGGACACCAGTTGTGCGTTGGTATCACCCCTGCTAAGTTCGTATGCTGGGAATTTGTTAAGCGTCCTGATGCCGTACAGGAACTTTCCAAATGCGTGAGCATTGTCGCTCCTAAGTAGGGTAAGAATTGCTTGTTTGTATGGCTTCTCGTCAGCCAAGTTCTTTCTCAGAATAGGGTTAGCAATCTGACTTTGAACGCCCTGCTCCCACTGGATAGCACCAGACTGAATGTAATGACGCATCCGCTTCTTCATCTCTTCCTTGAAGTTCGGAACAAGCCCCTCCATCGCTGGGTAGTTTCCTAGCAATTCAATTGCGGCCATGCCTTGCATGCCAGAAATCATAGAATCAAGGAGCATGTTGCTGTTCACGTCCGAGCACATCTCAGAGATAAGCACTTTTTGCTCTTGGGTCAGGGAGGAGATAAACGTGGCGATACGGCCTACGTATTCTGGGTTTCCGCCGCCGCCAGCAGGAGTCATGCCTAGATTTTCATCACTTACCTCTGCAAGCAGGGCGTTAAATTCCTGACGCTGTCCGTCGGAAAGAATGTCGGTCTTGGAAATCTTGCCATCCCTAAACGTAATGGTGCTTTCTGAGAAGGCTTTTGTCAAAATTGGGACCATCGCAACCGCATAAAAGTGCGAGTCAATTTGTGTGGTTGAGTCCGTCTTGGCGGTTGGGAACACGACGCCAGTACCATTAAAGTCGGTCTTCTTCAGAATCTCCATCAATTCTGGTGATTCCTGAAGTGCGTTAAGCAATGCCTGTTGCTCGATGCCTTTTGCTACAACTAACTGATACAATGCGGAGTGAAGTGCGTGAACACCAGTGTATGCAACGTAGTTGTTATCTCTCAGGGTTATGGCGAGGTTATCAATCTGCGACGACGTGGCAAAGCCGTTGCCAATAAGTTGGTTAAGTGCCAGATGAACATCCCCAGACTGCATGTTGGTGCCAGTAGTCGGGTCGTCGAGTTCACCATTTACTAAGAACGCCCTTTCCAAGTCTCCAACGACTCCAGATAAAACGATACCATGCATTCTTGCTAGGGCCTGATTGGTTGATTCCGACTGGCCACCGCTCCGAGGAACTAGGTAAGGGATAGATAGAACTTCATTGTGAGAGTTGCTTCCATTTAAAACGTTTTCATCTACGGATTCGACAACAAGAGAGCCGTCAGCACCTAGATAGCCCCTAGAACGTACTATAGATGTAGCCGTGTCTGTTCTTCCCGACTCACGAGGGATAACGCTAGAACCCATCTTAGCCCTATGATTGTTAAATGGGACCAGTAACGAATGTCTATCCTGAAGCGAACTTGTAATTAGTTGCATGCTCTTCACTAATCCGCCCATGATGGCAGAAACGTTAGCGGCGTTGCGGGAAAATGTTTCAACCCACTCCGCGGCGGAGTTCTGCCTTTCCATTCTTTTTACGGCTTCACGTGTGTTTGTATCGTAATGATGCTGCATAGTTTGGATTAGTTGCATCAAGCCGAAGTGTGCCGAGTCGATTGACCTAAGCACAAAATCTGCCTCTTGCCTAAACCTGCCTTTAGTCATGCCGTCAGAACCGTAAGTGATTGAAAACGGATTTACTGCGTATCCAAAATCACGAAGTGCTGGATACTCATATGCTGGCATTCCCCTGTCGTTTAGAACGTTGTTCGCTGGCATCGTAAGGCCAAACGTGGCATTTGCTTCTCCGTATGAGTTGTTAATCTGCCTATCAAGTGAGTGTCCTACCGTTGGAAGGAGCACGAGTTCGGTACCAAACATGCTCGAGTCCTTGAAGGAGCCAGACTCCCTGAATACATTTCCAAGGAGGATGCTAGGGCCGAACCTTCCAACCACACCAGTGTTCTCCTCTTCGGGGTCGAACTGAGATTGCTTGAACGTTTCTGTATGTGCCGTTCTTCCAGCCTCGGTGTTTAATTCTTCCCTCCACATTTTTCTTATACCAAAGTCGTCAGCCCTTCGGGTACGCAATGACTCTGGCTCGTATCGGGTAGTCAGCAGGATGGCCGTGTCGATGAGTGCAAACTTCAGGTCCTTGCTGGCTTCATCGATGTTAGCCATGAACTTTTCAAAGATTGGCCTAATCCTGATACACCTTTGGGCGTACAGGCTGTTTAGTTTGTTAATCTGCCTATCCGATGGGTCCATAGTGTTGTACACGTCAAACATCTGATGGATTTCATCATGCCCGATTTCGATGTACGCCTTATCCTTGGGCCAAGTTCCCTCGGCTTTCTTGCGTTCCACCCATTCATACCAATCACCTTCAGGGATAAAGTCTGGCCTGACTGGGGTGAACTGAATGGCACCACGGCCAGCAGAGAATAAACCAAATGAACTCCTCATGGCCTCTCCCTTCGTCCAAGCGTCCGTCTTGATGCCAATAGAGTTGAGTGCCTGTGCGAGACGCACTCCACCGCTCTTGCCCCAAGTCTTAATAACTGCCTGTGAGAGCAACTCTGGGGTCGGGTTTGATTCGTTAATTGCCTTGGTAAGCCTTTCTTTCCCGAAGGCTTCACCGTAGGCAAACTCGCTGATAACAAACTGGTGATGAATCGCCATGATGTTGGCAATTTCTTCCTTAGTCATGGTCGCACCCGCAAAGGCGGACTGGATGGCACTGATATTAGCCATCTGTAACCCTTCTTCGGTCACGCCCATTGAGGTGAGCACGGACCTAAGGTCATCCATTTCAATCCTTGCTGGAAAATCCTGCCTGTAAACCGCATCAACGGCCTCAGTGGTAGTTGCCAGTTCATTCTCCATGATAACCGTGCCATCAATCAGCCTTGCAACTTCCTCTAGGCTAATGGAATTCATGCCGTCTTCCGAAAGTCCGTTGTAGATATGGAGGTACGAATCAACGCCGTCGTTGGCATTCTCGTACATGGGGGATTGCTTGACCCGCTGGCCGTACCTTCCTGATGGCGAATCATCCATTTCACCACGCTTAAAATTAGCCGATTCAATGATGCCAGTCTTATAGACAAGCCTAGCCTTTCCGTTGATTACTTCCCAGCCTCGTGCCGAAACCACATACCTGTTAAGCCTTTGCAATTCAGCGTCGGCGGCGGAGATGTAATAGGAAATCGTCGTGAGCCTAGCAATCTTACGAAGTGCATCCAGTTTGTAGTCATCGCTGTTACCCTTTAGGACGGACTGGCCCATGCCTAGGCCACCCACCATCATGTTAGACACACGAGGCACCTTGCCCTCCTTCATCATGATGCCTAGGTTCTTAAGGGAGTTGGCACGAGAATCGGTTGCAGTCTTGAGCAAGTAGTCGTCAGCACGGCGTGACTTGTTAAGTTCGCCTTGGGACATGTCCTTCCTTTCGGCTGTTTCGTAGGCCTGTTTCTCGGTCAACTGGCCATAGTACTGCATAAGTCCTAGGGAGTGAACTAAGTTCCTCATCTTAACTGAGGTAAAACCAAGCCCATTCTGAGTGGAGTGCTTAACCGAATCCATTGTCCTGCCGACATCTAGGATAAGGTCCAGATACCTAGAGTGGTGTGAGGTGTACTCGTAGGACAAGTCGCTCACTTCCTTGCCAAGGGACTTATCAATCGCCAAGGACACGTTGTCACGCCTTTCAAGCAGTCCGCCATCACCGTAAATCATCATGTGGACCTGCTCGGCGGTGAACAGGCCACTCCTTGCCTCCTTAACAATGACGGCGGCTTCCTCCTGCAAGGTCATCATTTCTCTAGCAAAGCCAGCCATTCGCCTAGAGTTAGTTGCATCATTGGCAAGTTCGTAGGAAATCCTTTCGTACGCCATGGCGTCAGCACCAAAAAGTTGATATGCAGATGGGGCGGCGAGTTCGATAACCCTCTGAGCCATTGGGCTGTCAGCCAACTCCATCAGGTGCTTCTCAAACTCTGCTGGGCTTAGTTCTAGGGCCTTTTGTATTTCTGGGTCGTCCAAGCCAGCCTCACGTGCCTTCTCGACTTCGAGCCTGATAGCGTCGGAGCCTTTGGTTCGTGCGGAGATGAGAGGCTCTGGGAATGAACCGCCAAGACCCATGACGTTCTTAATAAGGTATTTAAAGATGCCCCGCTTGTACTGTGCGGACTCGGTCACGTCGCCAGTCTGAGTCCAAGTTTCCATGCGTTGAATCGCATGCTGGACCTCATGGAGGAGGCTGGAGTGGATGCTGTTCGCCCTGACGTTGTCTGGGATGATGACGTCATCGACGCCGTTGGCCTTGGCAATTTCGCCAGAGATAATCCTGTCGATACCAAGGACAATAAAGTTCTGCTTAGGGTAGTAACCAGCACCGAAGCCCTCGACGAAGCCGACCCTTACAGACTTAAGGCTGGGGTAGTACCTGTAGAGTTGGTCGTGCTTCAGGATTTCATCCAGCCTAATGGTGCTCAACTTCCTTACAATGTTCTCCATGGCGACGCTATCCTTAGCGTCTACCGCCGTCTTGTAGTCAGCCATGAAGGACGTAAAGCCCTTGGTCGGAGACTCTAAGTCGTTCATGAACGGAAGAAGGTGAATCTTCTCATCAACTGCACCAAGCAACAGGCTTGAGCCCTTGTCGCTAAATTCGAACGCCTTGTACATTTGACCGCCGTCGGTCCTCACCATCCTGAGCATGCCAGCGGCCTCCATCATCTTCTCGTTGGCGTCCATCGAGCCAAAGAATCCACCAACCATCATGTTGGAGTACTTGGCTACTGGGGAGATTGGTGCGTTCTTGTCGAACCCAGCCTGTTTAAGAATGCCGTCTAGTTGCGTTCCGATGTTTGCAAGTTGCTTAACAAACGCAGACGCCCTTAGAACGTCGCCACCGTAGCGGTTTTTAGTTACAACCCTTTGGTTAACAAAGTTATTAAGGTTACTGCTGTCGCCCATAGTGCCCCAGCCCATGCGTTCGCCAATAAGCATGACTCTCGCCACGCCTTCGTTGACGGCACCAGCACCAAGGTACTCTGGAGAGAAGTACTGGGCGTCCATGAGCACCTTAACTGAGGCTGGCGGAACCATGACTCCCTGTTTGTCCATTACTTCCGTCCTTTGGAGGTCTTTTGACATTAGGTCTACGGCCTGAAGCCCGATGGGGCTTTGGTTAACCATCTCCATGCCCAAAAGAATCTGAGATACGGCAGTAGCAAGGTGGAATACGGCATGCTCCTGAGGCGTAGAAAGGCCACTCTTCCAAGCATCTTCAGCCATCTTCCTTACCAATGTGTAATCAGAGAACGCTTCTGGATTCTTTTGAATCAACTCAGCATGCTTTTGTGGGAATGCTTCTGCATACATGTATTCAAGTGCGTCGGAGAACGTTCCATCGGCCACAAACTTGTGCAACGAACCCTTGGATAGAACTTCACCGCCCTCGCCGTAAAGGAACGGAGACAGGCCATTAATTGCCAGCATGGAGTTAATGGATACATTTAATCCGCCCTGACGCCTCCCTAGGTTGGACATCGGGGCCCACTTAGATGGGAATACATGCATGTCAGTGGTGGGCCTACTTCCTCGCTCTTGGCTAACAAAACTGAGTGAAGTGAAAGAGGTTGCTGGCGTCACAAACGTGACGTTAGTAGAAAGAGCCTTTTCAAACGGGTCAGACGTTCTTCCAATCGTAAAAATAGCGTAATTTTCAATCCCATTAATTCCCACCAAGGTCTGACTTTCCGCATTTGGGCTTCCACTTTTAAACACGCCCATCTCGTAGTCGGATGACCAGCCCATGTCCTTGGCGTAATTGTTTGAATCCTTCTCAATGTCAGACAGTTGGGCGTTTGGGTTTTTCTTTGCATCCTTTCTCACCCTGTCTCCAGTTTTAGTGACGTGGTGGAATCCAGACATGCCAGCCATTAACAAATTGTCATACAGGTCCCTGTACGTGGTGACATCCTTGGCTGTGGCAATCGAGCCAGCCCTTATAGGCTCGTTTAAAAGCGTCTCAAGCGAGGCGGAAAGTTTTAGCAATTTTGGATTAACGAACACAGTCGTAGAATTCATTGCCTGAATCACGTAACTGCTTTGGTTCTTTCCTGAAAATGAATTTAAGATTCCAAGAAAATGAGACTCAACCATGGATATTTCTCCTTTTGTGAGCATCCTTTGCTTATTAAATTGATTCCCTAACAGCCCAATTATCTTTTTGCCCTTACCGTCGTCCGTTACTTGCCAGTGGTCTTTAATAGTCGCTTCGATGTTTTTATCCGCCTCAGACTTTAGGACGTCTTCAATCGTGGCATTAGGATTAGACTTTTTTTGCTCATCTAAAAGTTCTTTCATCTTCTTCATCTGCGACATCATGGCCGAGTTTCCAATGTACCTGATGTCCCCATCGACGTATGCCAGTCTTCCAGATTTAATCGTGCCGTCTGCAAACGAAATTAATTCCTGAAGGTGACCTTGAAGTACTGTCTTGATGCTCATCTCGGCGTTTTCGCCAAGGGCATCAATAAGGTTTGTGGAAAGCCCCAAGATAGTCCTTCCATTCCTAGAGCCCCAGATTCCTTCAACAAATCCTCCATGGAGCACAGCCATGCCACTTGATACGATTTCAAAATCTCCGATAAATGGATACTGAGCAAGCAGCCTACGGTCTTTTAGGATTTCCGACAACTTGATGCTGGCCTGTCTGTAGAACTGATTTTCGTTCCTCGCCTGAGTTGCACTGTTAAACATGCTGTTCCTTGCGTCATCAACAAACCTGTCCCAAGCCTCATTGTCTTTGAGTGTAACTTCGGCGTTAAAGTAGCCCTTAGCACCAACCATCATGTTAGCACGACCACTGCTGATGTCCTGCAAGGTCACCTTAATCTGTGAGTCAGAATCCTGCGTCGGGCCTTGCTCGGTGCCGACCATGCCACGCCCTTCTTCCTGAGGAAGGTTACGCATGTTACGCTCTGCATAGGATTGTGCCCTAGCGAGCGTCTTAAAGTTGCCAATCAAAGAGCCAAACGGACTGAACAAGGATAGCCTGTTTCCGTTCTGCCTGATTTCGTATCCAATGTGGTTGCCCCAGTACTTTTTGTCTTCACCGATAGGGTACTCAACAAACCCGCCAACCATCATGTTCCTGCGTACGCCTTCGTATGCATTGACATGGTTGTAAGGCAACGCCATCAGGTTATTGCCAAAGGTCTCTTGGAATACGGATGGTTGCGTCTCTAGGTTGGCTAGGAGTTCAAACCTAAGGGAGTGGAAGGGGTAGTTAGGGCCATCAGTGTTCCCATTGTAGCCACCTTCTGGGGCGTTGATGTAGGACTCGTCTGCACGTTTCCTGCCGCCAAAAGTTTCATACATGACGTCCCTGACGGCTTCGGCGTTCGAACCAAATTCAGGCCTAAACTTCTCTACGGAAGTCTTCCTGCTGGAAGCATCCTGAGAAAGGTTGTCCATGTAGTCGGCGAAGGTCCGAGTGTAGTGACCAAAGTCAGTGAACATGGAGCGGACGTCAGACCTCTGCCACATCTTGAGCCTACGCCTGTTAAGGACACGGACATCAACAGCGTGAACCGTGATGTGACCCTTGCCCTCCTTGAGAGGGTTGCCGAAGTCGTCGAAGTTATCAAACTTGAGTTCAACGGCGTAAGGCGAGAAGTGCCTGTTGGTAACTGGAACGTCGCTACCAGTGAGTCGCCTGACCTGACCATCGATGACGACCTGATGCGTACGGCCTAGGTACTGACCAGTAACAGTGTTAAAGACTGGCTTTCCAGCACGAACGTTCCTGACCATCTCGGTCAAACCACGCAACTGCTTCACCTCTTCGAGACTGAACACGTTAACGTTAATGATGGCATCCCACTGCTTATTGCTGAGAACAGACATGTCCAAGGACTTGTTTCCGCTCTGGCTAATGATAAACCTATGACGCTCGTTCTGCGGGAGGGCTTCAAGTGCGTCTACGACTTTCTTGGAGTTCTCGGAAATGATTTGGTCGATTTCACGCTTACCCTTCATCACCTTGCCGCCCTTGATAGTGTTTGCGAATCGCTCCTTGCCAGTCTGTTTAAAGTAGGCTTCAGCCCTTTCTGGACTCATCAGGGATACGTTAATGTCTCCGTGCCTCATGGCCTGTGCGACGACGCTCTTGGTCCAAGAGTCCAGCATAGGCATGTGCAGGTAACTGCCATTTTCCCACATGAACGTGGTCATCTGAGCATTGCTGTTCAGAGGGTTGGTCGGCCTGAGTAGGATGCCAGCCTGTTCCATCTTCGCAACAGTACGCTGGGTTCTAAGCATGTACATGTTCTCAAGGCTTGCCCTAAGACTCCTGTACTCTGGGTTCCTGATAAAATAGTCTGGGCTCTTGTTGAGTACGCTGTTGGAGTAGGAGGACGCAAATGTCTCATCTACAATTTCCTTCAGGTAGTTCATGTCGCCATCGGCGGCTTCCGCAATGGCTAGTGGAATCGTATGACCATTTACATCGGTCTTAACGTTGTCCATTGAGCCAGACCCACCCTGCGTCTGCCTGAA